TATGCGACTTCTGATTTTGGCCTGTCCATTCCGTCCTGGATGGGTTTGAAAAAGAACGGGTAGTTGACTGATATTGGTACAACCTTGTCTGTAAACATCTTCTTTGCATCTGAACCCGTCTTTGATAATATTCCAAACCTTGAATCTGAAGATATGGTTGCCATGTTGACCGTTTCAGAGGAGGACATAAAACTAAAACCTGACCGTCTATTTTTAAGATAGCACATTCCGTAGCATCTTTTATCTGCTTTGCAAGCTTCCCAGAATATGAAGAATAATCTGTTTGCTTCCCTAAAGTCTGGTTGCCCAACGTCAATTTTAGTCCACTGCAAGTACATGTAGTGAGTACCAGTAACATAAGTAGGCACATTTTTATTATTGAACCAATGCCCTTCATCACGCTTTGTAAATTCTTTATCAATATAATCATACCACTTTGATTTAAATGTTTCAGGATAGCTTTCCCAATCAAATATACTTTTGATATTTTTTAAATCTTTAGGATATTCTTGCGCAACCCATTTATTATTATTGTTATCTACTTGTTTTGGAACAGGTGGCAATGCTATATACAATCCTTGCAGCTCAATAATATCACCTATCTTACCATTTTTGCTTATAACAACAATATCGTGCTCTTTATTATAACCATATAGCCATTTATTATACCTATTTAATCTTTTGATTACGTTAGGCTTAACTGGGGTTACGGTTTTAACTAATGTTTGTTTGTACATTATTTAGATCTTCTTTCAGCAAATCCACCAAATGCTCCTTTATTTTCAATGGGCTTATCTTCCATTAAATTCTTTTCAGCTTCTATGCGTGTAAGAATTTCAAAAGCATCGAATATTGCAAGCTTTTTAGTTGCAGCAGCATTTTTTAATCTATCAGCGGCGAGCTCATCATCACCGCCCTCAACAATTATTTCTTCTTCTGCTACCCTTATAAGTTCGTGTACTGCCTTATACCCAGCTTGTATTATACTCGACTTCAGTTCCTTTGCGTTCATATTTAATTGAAATTGAATTAAGCGGTACTCTATATAATTTTTCGTTGTCTATAACGAACTCATATTCACTGTTTGGTGTAAAACCTATTAAATCATTATTTTGTAATCCAAAGCTCTTTAAATAGCTTCCTAAGTGCTTTAAAACACCCATGAGTGGCTCTTCTTTATCTTCAGTAAGATTATTTGTGCTTTTAATTGGTTTTACAAAGCAAAATCCAGGTGGTGTGTACCATTTACCACTTCTTTTGTATAAAAATATTTGATCGCTAAAGCAAAAGTATTTATCTTCTTCAAAATAGTTACGACTATTTTTTTCATCACCCCGCACGTCATAATATCTTCTAAATACATTATGATGAATAATTACTTCATCACCTATTTGTAAATCATATTCGTCTTTAATGATTGGTGTTTCAATTATAATGCCTAATCTATTTACAAACTTATGATCTTCTACTGATGTATTTAATATTAATTCTTGACCTTCAACATTTTTTTTATTATTGTATCTACCATTAATTGGTTCAACAATATAAGCATGGTTATGCTTCATTAATATTCTAAATTAAATTCTATTGATACCGCCATATTTTTATTAAACTCTTTCCAAGGTAAAACCTCATCATTTTTTTTAATATATATTTTATAGCAGTCTTTTTTTTCTATTATTTCCGATATAGTATGACCCCCGAAAACTTCTTGCCCAACACTGTAATGCATGGCATCGTTTTTATAATCACGACCAATACTAATTTTTCTTATTAGATTCATTTTTAATTTCTTTGCTTTGATTTGATTCTTCAATAATAGCTAGAATAGCTTTTACTTTATTGATTTCGCGAATAGGTAATTCATTTAATACTTGATTAATTCGCTGCAATTGTAATTCATTTAATTTAATTTCCATTTTATTTGTTATTTATGTTTACTATTTCCAAAGACTTTTTCCACTCCACGAGATCCGAAATAGCCTCCGATTACTATTGTTAATAATGAGGTTATATTGTCTAATGAATATCCTAAATACCATCCAACAACATATGATATTGTTAAAAAAACTAACACTAATGGCCTTACATTAGATGCAAGCCAACTTCCTGATCTTGCATCAGCAACCCAGCGTTTTGTTACACCGTCTATTTCAGCTCTTTCCATTTTTAATTTTTCAAGAGCAATTTCTTTATCAGAATCTGACATATCAGACCCTCCAATTATAGCTTGTATAACAGAACCCACAGGTGTATCGCCCGCTATAGCTCCCACAACATTTGGAATTTTGTTAAGTAAAAATTGTCCGACAGCTGTGTCTTTAAATTTTTTCTTATCAGCCATTATTTCTTAGGTTTACGTCCTGCTCTTGTTTTTCCGGCTACAGCACTTGGGAGATCTCCAATCTGATTTCCAACTTCTTTTACAGCAGCGCCAACATCATTAATTTCTTTAACAACAGTTTTAGCTCTTTTTTTAATCTCTGCAGCGGCTTCTTCTGCAGCATCAGCAATCATATCGCGATCTGCATCTTTTATTTTACCAGTATAAAGATATATCAAGTAAAAGTTTAATAAAATTGATAGTGTGACTAATACAGCCAGGGTAATTGTAATTGTATTCATAATATAAAATTTAAGTTAACAGTTCCATCTTCTACGAGCTGCTCTACCTCTCTCTGAGTCCCAGCTTTTTGATCTCGCACAAAATGATTTTCTTCGTTTGGCAGCTTTACTACCAGGTTTTAATTTACTAGGCGGTGTTGTAACCGCTGTTTTTAATTTACTTCCAGGATTGTCTTTTCTGTATTTCGCAGTACCTTTTGCTGTCATACCTCCACCTGCCGCTGCCCCTGTGCCTGTTGGGTTGGCTTTATTGTAATAACCTAAGCTTTTCTTTTTAGAAGGCGCTGGTGGCTTTGATTTTTTCATTAAAGGTGCTTTTTGCACTCTTGAAGTAATTGGATCATTCATTTGTAATGTTTATATATTTTGTTCTACCGTTTTCTTTAATAGCTTTAAGTATACGCATTCTATTTTTACCTAAATTATAACTAACGTGAACCCAGTCTGGATTTTCATCATTTCCAAACTCCCATATAAGCTGATCAAATTCTAATTTATTTTTAATATAATTAAAAAAGTCAGCGTTAGAAGCTTTGCTATACACATCATCAATATCAATAGCTTCACCGAGGCAATGCTGCGATCTTGTACTTCCACCTATTGCTTTATTTAATTCAGGTGAACGATAAAAAGAAGTTATGTATATAGGCTCACTAAAGTGATTTCTCATAGGTTCAAATATATGCTCAGCGGTTATTTTCATAGATACTAATGTATCATTATCAGGAAAATTATCTATACCTAATCTTTTAGCTGTATTTGATCTTGTAGCTTCTTTTAAACTTATATGTTCGCTAATATTCATTATTAAATTAAATTAAATTATAGCAATCTTAATTGCTTTTTTTAATCTTTTTTCCACCTCTCATCATACATCCACATCCTTGTGCAATTGGTTGCATACAAGTAGCACATACAGACGTAGGGGGTTTTTTCTGAGCATGCACTTTTTTAGTAATAGGTAAATCCATAATTATTGTTTATTTTTTTGATTGTTTTCTATACGCTTCCGCTTCCCATTCTAATTTAGGGAAACCTTCTTTCATTCCTTTCCTAGGATATTTATTGCCTTTCCAGTACACATAGTCATCGTCGTAACTTAGGTCTTTACGAAGTATTTGTTCTCTATGAACTCTTTCGTGAGATTCAGCTACTTTTTGTTGTACTGGTGAAAGATTTTTATTAATAACAATAGTTCCGTCATCTAATGTTACTCCGTGCACTCCCGGTCCTAAATTCTCTTTCAGTGAAGGTTTGCTTTCGTGTATTAGCGACATTATATCGCTTTTCATTTTATAACTCATTATCGTTCTTTATCTTTATGCATATTATCTATAGCGGCATTAAATACTTTATCACTATAAGTTTTGTTTTTATTAAAAACACTTCTTTGCGTTACAGGTAAATCTTCTTGTCCTAAAAGAATTCTATAAATTCTTGAAACAAGATGTTTACATTGTGTTGAAACTTTATATATATTGTATTTAATTGTAGTATGATTTCTTTTTGTATATACATCTATCCATCCATTTTTACGTAACCGCTCCCAGCGATGTTTATCCCATGAATGTATGTATACACCTTTTACGTAATCATTGCGCGTAAATCGGCCAAGACAATCAAAATGTATTAATAATTCAAGATCAGCGTCAGTTAGCTTATATGTTTTACAAGCCCATTTTCTAACTAATCTATAATATTTAAAAAGACCGACGCGTCTAATATCATCAGATTCTAATCTCATAATATAACAACAACATCTTGCTCTTTTATAACCTGTAAGTATTCGCCGTCAAAATCTATCCCGTAACCAGCGTGCCGGTCATAGTATATGTTATCACCTGAGGCAATTCCTTCAACGTAATTACCAACAGAACGAACTTCAGCTTTTCTATATCGTATATCATCTTGATGTTTCTCTGTAAGGATTAAACCTGATTTATTTGGCTTTATTTCTTCTTTGATTGATTTAATTATAATAAATTTATTTACAGCTTGCATTATGATTGTCTTACGTTAGAAATTATACAATCTGCAGACATAATAGTTGTTGCTACTGATACTGCATTTTTTAAAGCAGTCTTTGTAACTAGAACAGGATCAATTATACCTTCTTTTACTAAATTAGCACCTTCTCCTGTAATAACGTTAATTCCCCAGCCTTTTTTCATATAAGGGCCATACTTTATACCTGCGTTATCTAATATTTTTTTATATGGAGCTTTAATAGCTTCAAATAATATTTTATATCCTATACCATCATCGCTTGCTATATTATCCGCCGCGTTATGAAGTGCAACACCAGCTCCAGGCACAATACCCTCTTTTAGCGCCGCTTTAACAGCATAAATAGCATCTTCAACTCTATCTTTCTTTTCTTTTAATTCAATTTTAGAATTAGCACCAACGTACAGCATTCCAACTCCTCCCGAAAGCATAGCTTTTCGCTGCTCTAGCTTTTTAAGCAAATAAGGATTCTTTTCCTCTTTAAGTTGCTTATTGATAATATCTATTCTATCTTTAACTTCTTCAGTTAATTCAGATATAGTTATAACAGTGTTATTATCGTCTGTAACGGACTTTTGAGCTTCACCTAGTATTGATTCATTAATTAAATCTAAATCGTCTCCTAACTCTTCTGAAATGACTGTAGCACCTGTAAGAGCGGCTAAGTCATCTAACATATCTCTACGTAAGTTAGAAAATCCAGGCGGGTCAATAACATTCACTTTAATATTACCTTTGACCATATTCATTATAAGTGCAGATTGCACTTGTTGTGAAACATTACCTATGATTAATATTGATCTTTTATTTTTAATAGCAAACTCTAATACCGCTTGTATTTTTCTAATAGTTGAAATTTCTGAATCAACTAATAATATTAGTGGTTTTTCAAGTTCTGCTTTATTTTTTTCTTTATCGGTAATTAAATGCTGTGATTTTAAACCACTATCAAACTGAACTCCATCTATAATTTCTATAAATGTTTCATCAGTATCAGACTCTTCCATAAGAACTACACCTGCATCACCTACTTTTGTATAAGCGTCTGCAATTAATTTACCTAACTCCTTATCGTTATTGGTTGATATATTAGCAACATGCTCCAACATCGCGTTCTTAACAGGTGTTGAAGTGCTTTCTAAATAATTAATTACTTTTTTCGCAGCCTCTAGTATTTGTTCTTTAACAAGACGCAAATCTTTAACATTGCTTTTTTCAAATTCTTTTAAAATGGAGTGTGCGAGGACGGTACTAGTTGTAGTACCATCACCCGCTTCCTTCACTGTTTTTTGTGCTGCCTCTTTAACGAGGGTTGCGCCAATGTTTTCTACTGGATCCATTAGCACCACACTATTAGCAACAGTCACTCCGTCTTTTGTTACTATAGGTTTTCCTAGTGCGTCTTCATATATAACACACTTACCTGATGCCCCTAAGGTTGATGAGACTGCTTCGGCAAGTTTTTCAACTCCTGCCATAATTTTACTTTGAGCGGTATTGCCAAAGTTAAGTTCTTTAACAATCTCGCTTGGTTGATTAAATTCCATTAAATTAAATTTTAGATTACTTTTTATTCAAATGTTTTTACCACTATAGGCCCTTCTGATAACTTTAGCTTTTTTGCATAGTGTTTAATAGAAGATTCAATTGCCTCTTCAGCGCCTTCAACAGTTTCTCTTCTTGTGACACTGATCCAGCTATCTTTATTGTCTTTCCATTCTGTTTGGTAATAACCATTTGGTAATTGTGTAATCCGCCAGTTCTTTTTCTTTGCATAGCGTTTCCACTCTTTTTTGGTTTCTTCAGATATTTGGTTAGTCTCGTTAGACCACGTGTTGGTCTTGTAATAAAAATACGTCATATGTATTTGGTTTTTAAGGTTTATAAATTGTTTTTGGTTATATATTATATTACATTTAATTATATGTTTTTACGGTTATGTTATTTGAGTTACACTGTTACCGTTTGTATCTCTAATTCCAGTAATAAATAAATTATTGCTAGCCCCGGGGGATGTAGTTGAAATATTTGATCCATTATAACTTGCATAACCAATCTGTATTGCATATTGAGCACTACCATATGGCGTTGTGCCTTCTAGTAAGAAAGGATACCAAAGCCCAGCCCCTCCACCCCATATCTGAGACGCTGTATTAGTTGTTGTTAAATAAGTTCGATCACCTACTTTAGGATATTTGTTTTCAGCATCAGTATATATTTGATAACCGGAATCTTGATTAGAAATATTTGTGTTTAAAGCACCTGTGTATGTATTATATCCCACGTTACCATCACCAAAGAAAAATGCACCATTTGTTCCAACAGTTGCACCAGTACCTACATTAGAAGTAACATCTTTCAATGTATTTGCTGTAACATCCGCGTCTGCATATATATGAACTATAGTACTAGTGGATGTATCTACTTTTACCCAATAGTCTACAGAAGCTGGATTTGCATTCCATTGATTTGACGCATTTGAATTAATTATATAATATGCGTATGAATTTCTAGTATCATTCGGATATTGGTTAACATCATAAATTAAGTTAGTATTTGCAAGATCAGTATATAAGGTTGTTCCTGCTTCTAAATTTGCTGTATCAGGATAAAATTGATATAAGCTATTTATAGTGTTATTTCCTAAATTCCATAATCTTTTTGACTCTGCAGGGGTAGTATGCTCATTAGATTGAAATTTTATACTATTAGTTTCATATCCAAACATAGAACCACTTGATGCTGGTGTTACAGTTTGGCTTTGTGCAGGTGCAGGGGGTAATCCTGTTATATTAAATTTATATAGTCCCCAATTTCCATTTGCGTCTTGACCAGAAACAAACATTTTATCATTTTCTACTAAAGACATATAATTAGCTTCTCCTGGAAATTGATAAACTCTTGAATTTGTATTAGTACTAATATGATCTTGAAAAGGATTAGCGTTTGAAACTATCTCATCATCCCATGGGTTAACCCAGAAAAATTTATCTCCTATAAATTTTATACTATTTGGTAAAATAAACGAGTTAGTATTGGGACCGGTGCCAGATTCTGAGGAGTGCATATTATAATTTGAGGACCATGTTAATCCGTCATCTGTTGAATATAAAGACCTACCCTGAGAACCTGTTATCCAATTTCCATTTCCATCTGTAGCTATAGCCCACGGGGCTCCGGGATTTATTGATGGCGATGATACAGTGGACCAATCATCTGCTGTTCTTCCTATTCCATATGTAGGATCTACTGCAACAATCGTTCCTCCACTTTCTGCAATTTCTCTTGTGGTTGTTATTCCTGATACTTGTGACCACCCAGAAGTTAGTGTTGTATCTGATGTTCTATAAATAGGACCTCCAAAATTACTATAATAGTAATATCCATCTACTTTACCAAAATATACTATTTGTCCAGAAGTTAATCCTGTACTTATTGTTGTGCCTGTACTAGATGAGCCGTCCCAAGATTTTAAAACATTATTACTGCTCCCTCCGTCTATATACAATACCCTATTGCTTTCTACAACAGGAATAATACTTGCGTTAAGATTGTATTGCATATGATATTTAAAAGACCAAGTAGCTCCTCCGTCACTAGATTCATGAACCTCGGAATCTGTTACCCCGTATGAATATAATTTTGAATTAAATTCAATAACGTACCAGCCTGTGTTATTAGTTCCTGACGGAATAGCAAAACTATCATATGATACAGTTGCTCCTGTACCACCTCCTCCGCTAGAAGATGAGGAAATATGTATAAACTGAGGTCCAAAAATCATTTTATGCTGGTTGTGAAATTGTATAATAGTATTCCCCCGATCCGGTACAAGTAACTTGTATAAAGTTTACTGCAGTATCATCATAAGTGCCTTGTAATTTTGTTGCACCTGCTGGGAATGTTAAAGTATAACCTCCATTACCTCCTGTAATTAAAAGTATTTTAGTCATACCAATTCCAGCATTTGAAAATGTCATTGTTAAGTCTGCGGAAAGTGTTTGTGTAAATACTGCGGCAGTTGAAAAATCTACATCTGTAGTAAATGTAGTTGAAGTTTTGAATTCATTTGCAGTTTGTGTGTATCCTATCGCATTTGTTAAGTTAGATGCATCTGCATTAGCTAATTCTTGCCAAGCATTTTGATGTGCATAGAACATAGTTCCATCGGCATGCGAATGTGCCATTGCACCATGGAATGTTGTAGGGCTTGGAAATGCATTTTGATCTGCATAATAAAAAGGAATAACTGCAGTATTAGTAGTTTGACCATTCCTATTTATAACATCGTCTAAAGTAGATGTTTCAGTATAAAACTCTAAATATCTACCATCAAGATCTACATTTATTTCTGTGCCTGTATTTTGAATAAGTTTTAAAAGCCCTGTACCTGAATTAAACGTAGCACTATTTACAAATGTATTACCAGAACCTAATAAAGAACTAAAGTCAACATCAAACGTAGAATTATCATCCCTTGTAAATGTTGCAACACCTGTTGAACCGTTTAAATTACCGCCTGTAAGTCTAGCTAAATTTGTATCATCTAAATATAAAGAAAGATCAAGATTAGTTTGTGCACCTGTTTCATCAGTATAAGTAAGTATATTATTTACTAATGATAATGAAGTATTTGTTTCACTATTTATATAACCTTGAGTACTATGGTCACCCCAACTATATGCAGTATTCCATTGTGTTATATTTGTATTTGTTATTCCACTGGATGCTGAAGCTGTAAATATGGGATCTGTTTCAGTTGTAATATAGCCAGCCGTATTGTGATCTCCCCAGCCATAAGCCGTATCCCAATTTGTAACTTGCGTGGGTGTTATGCCTCCAGCTGCTGATGCGGTAAATATAGGGTCAGTTTCTGCTGTTAAATAACCTGCAGTTGAATGATCACCCCAACCGTATGCTGTATTCCAGTTTGAAATATCTGTTGAAGTAATAACATTTGCATCATGCGCTGTTGTCATTGCATCAGTTATTCCATAGCCCGATACTGTTGTTGGTGTATTTAGTAAAGAACTAAACTGATAGTCAAAAGGAGTATGATAACTAAATGTACCGTTTCCATTTGTTTTAATAGTTTGGCCAGATGTTCCATAAGTTGTTATACCATTTAAATCATCTGGATATATTGTTATAGTACCGCCAGCAGTTACATTAATCCAAGTTAGATCACCATTTGAATCAACACTTAACACTTTACCAGGTGCCCCAACATTTGCTGTTGTTATAGAATTTAAATCTATTTCAAAATCTACAAATTCTAAAGCTGTTTCTCCTGAATTAACTTTCAATACTCGGCCCGCTTGACTTGAGAAAGAAGACGGTGTGTTTGGCAATGATAAGAAATCGATGTTTGCTGTAGCAATTGTTTCCCAAGCTAAAGATCCTGAATTTATTGTTAAAAATTGTCCATCAGATCCTGAAGCAGATATTTTATCTACTGTTATAGCACTATTATCTATATGTGCTGTATTTACTGTGTCTAGCGTTGCTAAAACACCTGCATTAGATATTGTTGAGATGTCATGAGTATGTGCTCCGTCAGCCACTTGCCCTAAATTAGTACCCACATCTCTGTAAGCAGCTTCCCCTAAAGTATATGAAGCAAAAGTTGATGGCGCAGCACCACCTGCTAATTCAAATGTTAAAGCATTACCATTTCTCGCTATATTATTTACAAAGTAATTTGATGAGGAATTTAAAACCCAAGAAAAACCAGAGCTGCCATCTGAAGTTAATACGTATCCATTTTGTGGTGGATTTGATACGTTTAATTTTTGTTCTGTTATTATTCCATCTTGAATTTTTGATGAGGTAATAGAGGCAGGGTCTATATTAGCGGTTCCAACAGAATTTAAACCCGCTAAACCACCCAACGCATTCACAATGTTGTTTACATTTATATTTAATTGTACATTATCTACTATTTGCTGTAATGACAAAAATGCTCCTTCACCAAAATCAACAATATGATCTGTTCCACCTAAAACACTAAAAGTTAAAGAGTTTCCAGATTGCGTTATACTATTTAAATAAAAATTAGTATCACCTACAGCAGAAATATTTTCCCAGACAAAACCACCGGTTCCATCTGACGTTAATACTTGACCTAGTGTTCCGTTGCCATTTACATTTAAATAATCTGATGTTATTACATTCGATGTAGCAATATCAGAAAACACATGCGTATGATTTGCTGTAGCAAAATCATCTTCATTAGATAAAGAGGCAGTACCTAACGCTAAAGTTAAATCAGGTGCCCCATTTACTGTAAATGTAATATCCCCTGTTAATGA